ACAAACTCAGCATTGCCCTCCTGTATTAGTTTTTTGCCTCTTCAATCAGATCATTTTCTGTCTCTAATCCACTAATCTCCTGTACGGCTTGTGATAATACTGCAAATTCTCCTACCAAAAGCATTTTGTTCAAAAGTGATGTTGCCCCTATTGCTCCGTAGTGCTTTTGTAAGTCTGCATTGAGTAAATCAGGGTATACTACGCAGCTGGCGACCATTTCATTCATATATGCTAACTTATCAAAGGTCTCATTTCCCTTTTTATCTTTTTTCATATATTTTCTTAGGAGGTATTCATTTTCTTCACTTGTAATAGGTTTGATTTCCCATTCTATTGACTTGCCCTCTTCCAAAAAACGTTTAGATATAACTATGTTTTGATTCTCAACTTTAGTTGGATTTAAAAATGCCTTTAAACTTTTCATTTGCTTTCAAGTCCCTTCTTAATTTTATTGATTAATTTTCTTAATCCATGTTTATTGCTGCTATTAAAAAGAGGGCGCTTAGGCCCTCACTTTCTATCTGAAATTTACAGGTAAATCAAAAAACGATAATCCCTCTATATCATCAAACGTAAAGTCTGTATCAATCGTAACAGGATCTTCTGACTGGTCATCAAGAACTGTTACCGGAATAGTTGCAAGTATGACATTATTTAAAATAACTTCCTGCTTGCCAATAGTACTTTGTACATCCTCGTTTTTAATCTGAAGTTTGATACCGCCATAAGTACCATTCTTGATGTAGTCGATAGCCAGCTTCAGCATATCTGAGTTCATAAAATACATTGTCATACTGCCTGTACCTTCTGCACCCACTACTTTATGCTGCGCCATTCTATGTCCCAGCATTTGTCTGCTTTGTACTTTCATATCCAGCTGTGCTTTGCAGTTGGATATCTCAAACAACTCTCTATTTTGTCCATTGATTGTGATAAATGCTTTACCCTCTTTAGAAGATATGGTATCCATCAGCTTTACATAATTATCTGCCATGATTTATCCTCCCTATTTTAAGTTTACTGTAATATAGAATTTTTCTGCACTGTCTACAGACTGAATATAACTATCGATGATGACAGCATCTGTATCTGCTCCTAGCAGCACGGTTACGTCTTCAGGTGTAAAGTTTTGAATAGCCTGCAGCCTCTGAAGTTCTTTAAAATAATCGATAAGGCTTGCTCTTAAAAGGCTTCTGCCCTCATCATTATTATTAACCTTTCCCATATAGTTTGCTTCAAAAATACTGGTCACATCATTGTTAATGTTATCAATCACTCTCACGACTCTATTTTTTCTGAAATCCTTTGCCTTGTCTGCTGTATAGGTAATGAAAGAGTTAATATCATATACTGCCGTTACATTTTGATTGAAATCTGATTTAAAAATAAATTTTCCTGCTGTAACAGCTTCTTCCATCTGATTTTTGGTCAGCTTAGGCACAGCATCAATGGCACCTATGTATTTTTTATTGGTGTTAGACTGATTAACTCTAGCTCCTGCCGTAGCCCCGGCTACCCACGCTGTACATTGAGCTGCTGAGAGTATTTTGTCCTCAGAAAGTTTGATCCCATTAGCTACATTAATGACTGCTTCGTCATCTGCCTCATAGCTAGCTAAAACAGCTTGTACATATTTACCTTCATCGGCCCTTAAAGCTTTTACCCACAAAGCAATAGCTGCCTTGTTTGTATCAAAACCTTCTCCATCATATGGATAGGCAAAGGTATTAAAATCCTCTGTTTTAAGAACATTTAAGCCTGCATCCAAATCTTCTGAAGTATGGGCAACACCTAAATTGTATACAATAACTGTCTGCGCACACTTAAGGGCCTCTGTAATTAATTCATAGTCTGCTGCTGTAGGTGCTTTTTCTTTAAGCTCACTTGATGTAGCTGTTTCAAAGTATAACTGACCTTTTTCTCCTACACTTAACTCCAGTGCTATAGCTACCGTGCCACGATCACCGGGCATAATAGAAAGAGGTTTGTTCGTCAAAAAATTAATATATACTCCTGGTAATACTTTGTTTTGTGAAGTCCATGTTCCGCTCACTTTATATCACTCCTTATTTCAAATTGTTCTATCTCTCTCATACTATTTACTGCCTCTGCTATCATTTCTGTATACCTTATATCAAAAGTAAAGTGTATTTTGCCTTCCTCTATATTGCACTTTTTATTTTTGATTCTCACCCTAAGATTTTCTGACTCCAATAGTTCAAACCCTTTTAAAAGGGTTAACTGAATCAAATCTATAGCCTCTTTATCCTGCAATATATCAGGTGAATAGATTATTTCAAATGATAATAAGCTGCTAAATTTAGTATTTAGCAGCTTATTATAAGCTTGACTTTTTAGTTGTATTAGAAATGATGGTGTTTGGGCAGCCACGGGGATTTCTGTATCATATACTGCTGTCTCTGGGTATAATCCCTGTAACTTGTCTATCATACAGGTCTTTATTTGACTAATCATTTTTACTATTCACCCCATTATTCTATTCCATTTTCAATGAAAGCTGTTGAAGTCCTTAAGTTACAATAACAAACTCTGCATATTTTTCCTTAATTGCTTCATATTGTTCATCTAGGCCTTTAATAGAGCCATCTTCTCCCAGCACCAGTTTATCTTTGTCGAATGCGTTTATTAACAATTGATGATATTTCACATCAAACTCATGGAGCCTTTTGCTCAGGGCATTGTCAAGCATAAAACTTCTCAGCTGGGAATCATATGCGATTTTTATTGCTTCTATTTGCAGCTTATAATCCTTTATTTCTACTTTTAAAACTTCATTATAACTATTAAGTTTTTGCCACTTATCTACTTCCAAATAAGCGGTTTCTAATTGTTTTCTTAACAACTCATGTTGTTTTTTTAACCTAGCATACCGCTCATCAGCACGCTCTAATGAAGTGGTATAAAGTTTGGCCTGTTTCATGGCTGTTACAATTTTTTTAATGGTTTCTTTATCTATTGCCAGCTCAACCAATAGCTTTTTCATTTTTCTTTTCCTCCAGTACGCTTTTTAGGTGGTTGCATCACATTTGCACTGTTACTAATCCATTCTTTTAGGTCTTATGTATAGTTATAAAAGACAGAACTAAAATTTTAGTGGTTGGTATTTGTTTTTGTCTACATTAACATAGTATCACTTCTAAACGGTATTTTTCAGCACACTTTAAATATAAAAATAAGGTATTTTTTAGGTATAATTTCTTTTATTTAAAAACTCATTTAATACGGTAAGTATGATTACTCTATTCTTTTTAACCGTTTCTTCACTTACATCTAGCTTATACGCTACTGTATTAATCTTATTCCTTTTAAAATATCTAAGTTCTATCAGTTCAGACTGTTCCTCTGTCAGCATGGTCAACATATTATCTATTTTTTCCAGCTGTATTTCTTTGCCTCTTTTTAGCTTCATGAGATACTCTAATTTTTGATCTTTATTAATAACTTCATTTTCTATGATACTGTTAAATTTATAGGTACTTGTACTTGCTTTAATCTCTGTATAAGTGCTTGTGCTTAATCCCCCATATTCATTTTCAACCGCCTCTATATCCAGTTCAATGTCTCTGATCTCCGCTTTAATGCTATTGTATCTGTATAACATATCCTCTATCTCTTTATATCTTTTCATGACATAACCCCTCTTTCACCTTGTATAAAACCACCTTGTTATTGGCATATTAACATTGACATTTAATAGCAATTAATCTATTATATAGTCATAAGTTTTACTAGATAATTTTCATGTATTTATTTTTTAGATTTTATTATTGCTAATTTACATGATTATTTTCATTTAAATTATATTATAAACACATATTACATGATTATTTTCTAGTAGTCAATATTTTACATGATTATTTTCATCTATTTTATAAAACGTGTGAGGGGATAAAAAATGACTCTGGTAGAAAAAATTCGATCTTTGGCTAAAGAAAAAGGATTAAGTCTTCCAAAATTAGAAAGTGAATTAGGATTAGGAAATGGCACCATCAGTAGATGGAATAAAAGCTTTCCAAATACAGATAAGCTTGAAAAGGTAGCTGATTATTTTCATGTCTCTCTTGACTATTTATTAGGCAGATCTTCTCAGCTTTGCAGAGATATGCAACGGATTGAAACGGCAAGAAATAAAATGTCAAAAGACGACCAAGAAAGAATGATGAAAATATTAGAGCTGAGCTTTAATGACTATTTTGAGGAGGATTAGCTTTGATTAATAGGGTAAGATATAGATATATAAGTGAAACAGTTGGAAAATTACTTAAAGACTGTAATATAGATAGACTCCCTGTTGACCTTGAAAAAATACAGTTTATA